GCCTTCGCGGGTGGTGCGGGCGCTGGAAACGGGCGCGGCACAACCGGTCGAAGGCGTGGGGCGTAGCGCCGGGTTTGCACCTTCGCCGCCCCTGCCGCTCCCGGTGGTGTTTGGCGGGGATGAATTTATCGCGCACGTCACGCGGGATATGCCCTATGACGTGGATTTGCCTGCGCGCCTGGATGCGCTCAAGCACATCCCGCAATGGGTGCAGGCGCAGGATGCGGTGTATCTGCTTCAGGAAGAGCATCCGAGTTGGGGCTTGATTATCGCCCGGAAACGCGCTGATGGCCGTTGGTGGAAACTGGTACTGACCCGCAAGCAGGTGCGAATGAATCGCGAGATGTTGGATGCGCTGCACTTGACCACGCTGGAACTGGTCGAAGCGCACCAGTTGGATTCATACAAAGTGCTGGCGGGTGAGAGATGAACCGCGCCCCCGAGGCGGGATTTGAACCCGCATCAAAGGCCCCGATGGCCTGCCGTTTCCAACCACATGGCTCCAACGGGGGCGCGGTAGTACCCCGAGGCGGGGCAAGGCGATAGTATCATGCGGGCCGACAGATTGGTACGGGAGTGTGTGTGATGGCATTTGGCAATTTCGATGCAGCCGATCAGCATTTGCGGCGCAAGATCAATTTTCCTTCGCCGCGCGGGGATGAACTGTGGCACGGCGAACACGCCTGCGGGTTTGTGGCGGCGGGTGTCACGCGCATGGACGTGTTGGACCAAATCCGTGCCGCAGTGGATGCAGCACGCTGTGAGGGTGAGACGCTGGCCGATTTCCGCAAGCGGTTCCGGCAGATTGTCCGTGAACACGGCTGGCCGGGTGGTACTGGTGGAGACAGTGAGGAAGGATTTCAGCAGCGCACGGAAGAAATCTATTTCGACAATTTGCGCCTGTCGTATATGGCCGGGCGTTGGGAGGCATTGCGGAATGTTCCGTATCTGCAATACCAACACGGCGCGCCTCCGGGCCGTCCAGGCAGAGAAACTCAAGCGTGGGATGGTCTGATTCTCGCCCGTGATGACCCATGGTGGCAGACCCATTATCCGCCGAACGGGGTGAATTGCCGTGATGCCGTTTTTGGTGTTTCCGAAGCCAGATTGCGGGCAATGGGTAAAGCTGTAGACACAGCGCCCGGCCCGTCGCCCGGCGACCCCGCGCCGGAGTGGGCCTATCACGTGGGCGAGACTGCCCATTTACTGACGGCCATCGAAACCTTTGCGCAAAAAGTCATGCGGTTGCCGCCTGATGTGCGCGGTGCGGTGCTCGACGATGCGCTCAAGCGGAAAGCGTATTGGGCACAACCGGAATGGGAAGTTTTCATGGATGCCTTGCACCGGGCCGTATCGGATGGTGAGGCGGTGCAGCAACTGGTCGCATTCAAGGCGCAGGCGGACGGACGATGAACAATAACCCATTTGTCATTCACGTAGACGCTGCCGACGCGCAGGCGTGGTTCGGGAAACTGATTGACCGGGGGACGCACCTTGGCGGGTTGATGGAAAGTATCACGGATATCTTACACGTATCGACCATCCGGCGGTTTCATGACGGAATCGGCCCCGATGGCGTTGCGTGGGAGCCGCTGGCGGACGGCAGCGGGCGCACGCCGTTGAATGACAGCGGGCGCATGCGGGAACAGATTACGCCATATTCCGGCGAGGATTGGGCCGAGATCAGCGCCACGGCCACGCAGGCCCGGTGGCATCAATTCGGAACTGACCCGTATGTCATTCTCGCAAAACCCGGCAAAGCGTTATCGTGGCCGGGGTTGCCATCGCGGACAAACAAAGCGGGCAAAACGGTTCCGGGCGCGGTGAAGAAGGTCAATCACCCCGGCCTACCCGCGCGCCCCTTTATCGGGCTGTCAATCGACGACCGGAAGCAGATCGAAAAGACAGCCGAGGCGTGGGTGTCGTTGAGGGCGGATTGAGGCGATTTGGAAGGGGTGCCGCCAGACGCCCTCACAGGCCCTGTAAGCCCGACCTGCCCCGCCCCGCTACCTGCGCCCGCCCCCCGGCCTGCGAGGGGGGTTTTAAACGTTTTTAAACGGGGTTTGAACGATGTTGGATGCGGGGGTAGCCAGCCTGACGCCCTGAATCCCGATTCCGACCCGATTTTGGTCAAGTCCACCCCTTGATCGCCCGTTCGTGACAGAGTGGGCGGGCGGCATTCGTCCGGCGCGACCATTGCGGGCACATCCCCGCTATGCTCACCCTTCCCGGACCATTTTGTCGGCGTCAACAAAATGGTGTCCCTTGACTGAATATTCCTGATACCGGGAGTATGGTATCAGTGCCGGTATTTGAGGGCCTGCCCGGTTTCAACATGGGCAGCATGAAGCGCACACAGCTCGCCCTCAATACTGAATTGGCCCTCTCTCCCGAAGGGAAAGCGCCGACGTGGCTGGAATTAATTCCCGCAGCCAATACTGCGGGGAATATTACCGGACGCGACGGGCGCACGTGGGTGTGGGATGCCGCTGCACAGCGCGATGTATTGAACGAGTTCAACCGCCGCGAGGTGGATATTGCGCTGGATTGGGAGCACGCGACCCAACATCGTGCAGCAAACGGCGAAGAAGCCCCCGCCGCCGGGTGGATCGATCAACTCGAACTTCGCAACGGCGCATTGATGGGTCGGGTGCAGTGGACCCCGCGCGGGCGCGAACAGGTGCAAAACCGCGAATACCGCTACGTCTCTCCGGTCTTTGATTATGTCCCCGATAGCAAACGCATTGCGCGGATGGTGTCTGTCGGGTTGACCAATACCCCCAACCTGCGCCTGTCGGCGCTCAATCACGAGGAATCCCCGATGCCCCGTTCTTCCGAACTGGCGGCGGGCATTGCTGCGCTCGGTTTAAAGCCAGACGCAGACGATGCCGCCATTGCGACCGCCATTAATACACTTAAAACCGAACGCGACAGCGCGCTGGTCACGGCCAAAAACGCCGAGCAGCCGACACTGGAGCGTTATGTCCCGCGTGCCGAATACGACACGCTCAAGGCGCGCGCCGAGAATGCCGAGCAGACATTGAAACAACGCGATGAAGCGGCGCACAAGGCTGCCGTCGATACCGCGATTGAAGGCGCGGTGAAAGCCGGAAAGATCGCCCCGGTCAACGTTGAGTATTACCGCGCCCAATGCAAAGAGGCGGACGGATTGAAACAGTTTCAGGAATTTGTGAAATCCGCGCCGGTGATCGGTGGAGATTCCGGGCTGGCTCACAAAACCCCGACCAACACCAATACCGCCCTCAATCACGAAACCCTCGCCGCGAAGGCGCAGGCGTATCAGGCCGAGCAGCGTAAAGCCGGGATTGAAATCTCCACCGCCGCCGCCGTGCGGCATATCGAAAAGGAAACCCTCGCATGAGCCGCAATATTCCTGCCTTGACCCTGGCCTATACCGCCAGCGGTGAGATTCCTGCGCGCGTGCTGGTCAAGCACGGCGCGAACGATGGCGAAGCCGCCGTAGCTGCCGCCGCGAGCGATGCGCTGCTCGGCGTAAGTACGGACGTGGCCACCACATCCGGTCGCCACGTCGATGTCATCCGCGAAGGCATTGCACCGGTGGTCTACGGCGCAACGATCACCCGCGGCGCAGCGCTCACCAGTAACGCGCTCGGCGCAGCCGTCCCTGCCCAGGTAGGCAATCAGGTTGCCGGATATGCCGAGATTTCAGGCGCAGCCGGTGATATCGGTTCCATCCATTTGCAGCGCGGCGCGCTGTGATTTTCAACTGAGGACAGTTTCCCATGACCACTCCATTCCCGACTGATCCGGTACTGACCGCGATTGCCATTGCCTACCGCAATGGACGTCTGATTGCCGATGACGTCTTGCCGCGCACACTCGTCGGGCGTCAGGAATTCAAATGGCGGCAATACCATCTGGCCGACGGCTTCACGCTTCCCGATACCAAGGTCGGACGCAAATCCGCACCGAACCAGGTGGAATTCGGGCACAAAGAAGAAGCCAGTTCGACCGAGGATTATGGTCTGGATGCGCCGGTGCCACGGTCGGATATTGATAATGCCAGCGGCACGGGCGTTGATCCGCTGGGTACAGCGATTGAGCACGCCACCAATTTGATCTTGCTCGACCGCGAGGTGCGCGCCTCGCGCCTGGTGTTCAACCCCGCCTCGTATGCGTCTGCCAATATAGAGGCGACCAGCGCAGGTGATAAATGGGATCAAGCAAGCAGCAAACCGCTGAATGCGATTACCGATGCGCTCGATCAGGTCATCATGCGTCCGAATATCGGGATTTTGGGCCGCCCGGTTTCGACGGCGCTGCGCCGCAACCCGCAGATCGTCAAGGCATATCACGGCAATTCCGGGGATGACGGTCTGGTCCCCCTGGGATTTCTGGCCGATGTGCTGGAGTTGGATGCGGTGTATGTCGGCGAGGCGCGGCTGAACATTTCCCGGCCCGGTCAGAAAGAAGAATTGCATCGGGTGTGGGGGCCGCATGCGGCCTTCATTTACCGTGATCGCACCGCTGGACCCCAGAGCGGGGTGACGTATGGCTTCACGGCGCAGTGGGGCGGGCGGATTGCCGGGAAGATGTATGACGAGGATATCGGGCTGCGCGGCGGGATTCGCGCGCGTGTCGGCGAATCGGTCAAAGAACTGATTACCGCGCCTGACCTCGGGTTTTATTTCCCGAACGTGATCGGGTGAGCGGCATGAGTACATATTTTGCGATCACCCGCATCCGCATCAACGGGACGCTGTTTTTGCCCGGCGAACACGTGTATGGGCTGTCCGATGAAGGGGCGGCGGCGCTGGTGAAGGCGGGACGACTTGAGGTCATTCCGAACGAACCCGAAGTGACACCGAAAACCGCCGTCACGCCCAAAACCAAAACCGGCAAGAAGGAAGCGTGATGTATCTGACGCCTGCCCAACTCGCCAGCGGCGTGGACATGCTCAACGAGCTGTCCGAACTGTTCGGTGTATCTGCGGATTTGCTGGCGACCATGTTCGCCGGTGATACGCCCGACCCGAACGCGTGGACGCCCGCCGAACTCGCCGCCGCCGTCAACGCGGCGGACGAGATCGAGCAGACGATCATCCGCGCCAGCGGCGAGATTGACGCACGGCTGGCAAAACGCGGGTATGCGTTGCCGGTCGATATAAAACAATTTCCGATTGTGGGCACCTGGGCGCGGAGTATTACCCGGTATCTGTTGCATACCCAACGCGAGGGCACGCAGGAAACCACCGGGCGGATTGAGCGCGATTATCGCGATGCCCGCGAGTTTCTGAAGTTGGTTGCGGATGGAAAAGTGCTGCTCGGCACGAACGATCCGCTCGCAGCACCGGCGGGCAGCGTCCACGTCAGCGGCCCTGGCCGCCTGATGAATCGTAAAACCCTGGGGGCGTTATGACCGTCGGGCCATTTCCCCTTGCTGGCGTGATCGCCCGCCTGCGCGCGAAAGTGCCGCTGGCAAAATCCATCGGCACCGCCGCTGACCTGCATACGGCGCTGGACACACCGCCCAACGCTCAACCGGCGCTGTACGTGCTGGCCGAAGAGCGCGGCAGCCCGGCCAAGTATTCCGGGCAGGCGACGATCCAGAACGTTGATGTCATTTTAAAAATCGTGCGCCTGGTGCGCAGCGCGTCCGGGCAGAAACACGGGCGCGGGGCGAGAGAACTGGCAGACCAGATTGCCGGAGAGATCCGTGCCGCGCTGATCGGCTGGACACCGGGCGATGCCTTTGAAGCGATCACCTTTCAGTCCGGACGCGATGACAGTTATCGCAGCGGCTGGCTGGCCGGGCAGGAATTGTTCCGCACGAGTTACCGCATTCACACCGAGGCTGCGCCATGAATATCAATCCAATTCGTCACGGCGACTGGCACGTCATTGACGGGCAGTTGATCGATTTGAGCCAGACACCGCCTGAGGTTTCCCAAACGCCCGAGGCTGTCACCGGCAGCGACGCCGACAGCTCAACCCCTCCTCCGTCGCTGCCACCTTCTTCCCCCAAACGCCGTAATACACCTTCGTCCGAGGACTGACTGATGGCCCAGCCTGATTTAACCTCATTCACCCAGCGCGTGTTGCTGCTGCGGCTGCGCGCCAGCGGCAGCCCCGGTACGCCGGTGGTGCCCGGCAACAATCACGGCATCTTGCTGTTCAACGGCCAGTCCGGGACCGAGATTGATGTTGTCGAACGCCCGATTGACCGCCCGTTTTACGGTGGCGCGCCGTTTGGCATTGCCAGCAAGCGCGCGTTCATCGAGGGTGAGGTGGAACTGTATGCACCCAAAACCCCCGGCCAGACCAACACCAGCAATAGTGCGGTGCACGCCGTGCTGCTGCCCGCCGGGCTGACCACGGTCAAATCGGCCAGCGCCAAAACCACGCGATACAGCCCGGTCAGTGAAGCCATCGCGCTCAGCGATGCATATTTTCACCATGCGCGCATCCTCAAAAAAGTCGCCGCTGCGCGGCATGCGCTGAATAACGTCACCCTCGATATCGGCAAGCACTTCAAGGCCAACGTGCGCATTCAGGGCGATTACGAAGACGTGACTGAAACGCCGGTCCCCACCATCTCCCTGCCCGACGTGGTGCCGGTGGTGGCCGGTCCGCACAACACCACCGCACTCATCACCGTGGCGGGCGGAACGGCGCTGACGGTGTGGGCGAAAACCTTGTCCCTGGATACCGGCAACCAGATCACCCAGCGCGATTACACCAGTCACCGCGAGACCGGGATTACCGCACGGCAGCCGACCTTTACCTTCCGGTTGGCGAAAACCGCGCTGTCTGATTTTAACCCGTGGGCGGTGCGCGATGCGGGCACCGTCATCAATGTGGCCTTTCGCCTCAACGAGGGGGCCAATAAATACAGCGAGCTCGGCATTCGCGGGCAAATCGAAAATGTCAACGAATCGGACATTGACGGCGACTACGGCTGGGAACTGACCGGGCGTTGCATTCCGTCGAATACCGGCGGTGATGAGTTTTATATCGAGTTTGGCGATACCACGCCGTAAATCAAGGAATCTTCAATATGAGCAGCGACCACACAATTGAACAGGCCATCCAGGCCAAAGGCAAGACCGCCGCCCGCATTACGCCTGCGGACATCTCGGCCAATATCGCCAGCGAACATTATTTCACCGCCGCCGACGGCATTGCAGGCATCTGGGCTGGATTGGGCGATGCGCCTGATTATCCCGAGGCGCTGCGGCTGCTGACCTTTTGTGTATTGGTCTTGCGCAACGGATTCACCGTCACCGGTGAAAGCGCCTGCGCCAGTCCGGAGAATTTTGATGCAGAGATTGGCCGCACGATTGCACGCCGCAATGCCGAAGCCAAAATCTGGGCATTGATGGGGTATGAGCTGCGCAGCCGCCTGCATGCACAAAACGGCGCAACCACTTAAACCCTTTTATTTCCCCGAGTTTGGCGATGCCACGCCGTCAATAACCTGCCTTTTAAACCCCCTTCAAACCAAGGTTATCCCCATGTTGAAACTCTCCAAAACCAATACCATTACCCTGCCTGTTACGGTGCGCCTGCCGACCGATGACGCCAGCAAAAGCAACGAAGGCACGCTGAACGTGCGCTATACCCTTTTGCCCAGGGAGGAGGTGATCGCGCTGAACAAGCAGGAACTGACGGACCGCGAATATATCGAGCGCGTGGTGGTGGGCGTGGAAGGACTTGGCAATGACGAAGGCCAGCCGATCAGTGGCGCAGATGCGCTTGCGGCCGTGCTGGACAGCCCGTGGAGCGGATATCTGCAATTGGCTATTTTGGAGGAATATTTCACCCACTTCGGGCAGGCACGGGTAAAAAACTCCAGGCCGTCGCGCGGGCGCTGAGCGGACGCGTTGACGGAAGCGAGTTACCCCGCATCCAGGGCGAAATCAGCCCGGAAGCATTTTTGCGCGGAGAGATGGGCGACAACAATGATGGTGTGATTGACATCGAAGTGCTGGAAGAGAATTGGAATACCGTCGTTGTGTTCCGCATCTGTCAGCCAAGTTTTATCACGGGGATGCACGCCCCGGTTTATATGGGCATCTCCGCACTGGAATTGCAGGCCGCATGTTCGTTATTGCACATCGCCCCGGACGATGACCTGATATCGGGCATCAAGATCATGAGCGAAGAAACTGCCCGCGTCTATTCAAAATCCTGATTGAGATAACCCCCTCGTGAGCGCCGACCCCTCTGTTACCCTGCGAATCAAAGCGGACAATCAGGGGCTACTGCCGCCGGTCAAACAGGCCCGTGAAGCGGTCGATGACCTGGGTAAGGCCGCAGGGGCATCGGGACGTGCAGGCGCAGCGGGATTATCGAATATCGGCAAGGCGGCCAGCACTGCCGAGCGCGACGTCGGGCGCTTGGGCAATACTGCGAAAATGGCCCTGGGCTCGGTCGCCGCGCTGGCCTCGATCAGCGTTGCAAAGCAATTGGCCGGGAGTTTTTTGCAGGCCGCCGACCGCGCCGGGCAATTGAGCGCGCGGATGCAATTGGCGACCACCAGTCAAAACGAATACAACACCGCGATGGAGCGCAGCAAGCAAATCGCGCACACGAGTTATCAGTCGATCAATCAGGTCGCCGAGATTGCGATACAAGCCGCCGATCCGATGCGACAACTTGGATTTTCCATCAAAGATACGATGGATTTGACCGAAGCATTATCTCTCTCGCTCGTGGTGAGCGGCGCGAACCAGCAGCGCGCCTCCAACGCGATTACCCAATTCAGCCAGGCGATGCAGACCGGCACCCTGCGCGGGCAGGAATT